GAGGTTCGGCTACCGCAGAAGGCGAAGAGTTCGCAGCAGGTCTCCGGCGGAGGACCCTGACAACAACAGGGGACCGCTAGGAGCGAGGCGATCATCGCGAGCGAAGACCGTATATCGTCGCGACGATACCGCTTCCGTCCGCGAGTCCTCGAAGCTCTTCGCCTCCGCGTACGACGATCCGCGTGTCGTCGACGTAGGTCGAGTTCGCCGGGATCGCGACGTCGTAGAAGAGAGCGTTCGCGGTCGAGCTCGTCTCTCCCTGAAGGACGTGGTGGATCCGGAACCTCCGGAGCGAGCTCGAAGTATTCGCGAGGTACACCGCGTGAATGACCGTTTCTCCTCCGCTCTCCGCGGCGAAGAGCTGGTCATCCTGCGTCCGTAGCGTTACGCGGGAGAGCATCAGGCGATACCTCTGGTCAGGACGGACTCGGTCGCGCCCGCGGCGAACGCGGCTCCGTTCAGACATTCCGGTCCCATCGGAGGAACTACGTCGAACGCCCAGAGAATACCGTCCGCGGACGCTCCTCCGATCGTCCCGACAACGAGACCACCGACCGGACCGAGGATCGAGATTCGGCTCGGAGGATCGGCGAACTCCATCGGCTGTCCGTGTCCGTTCCCGACCTCGTACAGGTTGATCGCGGTCCCGACCGGAAGGTCTGGATTCGGGACGAGTCCTCCGCTCGCGAGCGCGATGAGCGGGGTAACCGAATAGGCGTAGACACCCGGAGTATCGGTTTCCTTCACGCCTTCTATCCGCAGGATCGAGGACGCCCCGAGAGACGCCTTCTGGCGGACGATCCCGAACCAGACCTCTTTCCCGTCTCCGATCATCGGGACGAGCTGGACGATATCGCCCGTGGTCCCGTCGCCTTCGAGGATGACCGCTCGTCCGTTCGGAGGATCCCCGAACATATACGAGCTCATCCCGGTCGATTGAATCGAGCGAGTCTGCGTACCGGATCCGGTCCCGCCCGCGGTCGAGATCCCGAGCTCCTGCCACTCGAAGACCTTGTACGTCCTCCCTTCGCTCTCCTCGAAGAGATCCGTCCCGAGATCCTCTTCGAGCTTCGCGACGATGACCCGACGCTTCCCGAACGGATCCGCCGGAGATCCGACGTACATACCCTCGACGCGATCCGCCGCGTCCATCAGTCGGTTCGCGTCGTCGAAACCGAAACGCCCGACCCTACCGCTCGTGAAGCGCCGAGTCACGGGGAGAACACTTGGAACTGGAGGACCGCGGAAGTGTTCGTACCGGCGGTCACCGCCTTCGCGAAGAGCGAAGTCAGGGATACGCGAGAGATCGCGTACTCGCCCGGGAGGAGACGAACGATCGAGACGAGCGACGTCGGAGTCGTAGCGGCGGTCGCGCTATAGGCAGTCGCTCCGATCTCGACGGGGATGGCGGTCGACAGGTTCCTGAAGTACGCCATCCCGTACGGAGTAACGTCCGCGTTCAGTTCGAGCTGCTCCGCGCTCCCGCCGATCGCCTGCTGTCCGCCGGCTCCGGTATCGGAGGCGAGATCCGCGAGGAGCGTAGAAGGCGCGAAGACGTGCTGTAGATTTCCCTTCGAGATCGAGAGTCGACCCGAGAAGCTGATTTCGTTGCTCATGCTGCTCCCCTGAAGTTCGGCGACATCGCGAAGAAATCCGCGTAGGTCGAGAACGGTTGAACGAAGATGACTTTCGCCGCGACGATACGGGCGTCCTCCGGGCTCGTCGCCGGATACGACATCGGGAGTACGTTCCCGAACGGATCGCAGACCGCGAGCTGTCGCATATGGAACCAACGATCCAGAACGAACTTGTGGGAGAAAGAGAACTTGTCGACGTCGATACGATTGATCGCGGCCCCGACGTACAGGAGCTGACCCTTCTCCGCGTTCAGGAATCTCGTGTTGTTTCGTCTCCACGTGAACGGGAGAAGGAAGAGGAGATTTGGGATCCCGGCTCGTACCTCGGTGATCGTGATTTCGACCTGCCGTACGACGTCCTGCAAGGGATTCCCGGCGACGTCGATGGGCTCGCCTCCGATGTCGCTCTGGTTCGGAGACGACCCGTACGGATAGTCGCCTCCGTCCGCGACGAGACCCGCGAGCTCGGACGCGGTCAGGGATCTCCACGCGGGAACCATAGAAGCGGAGATCGAGGCGGAGACCTCGACGTATCCGATCTCGCCCGGTTCCTTTGTCGGAAGGGTTCCGACCTCGGTCTCCGCGTATTCCCATCGGACTAGCCAGAGGTCCGCGTGTCCCGAGACCCGTCCGTAGTCGTAGTCCCTCGCGATGAGGTTCGGACTGTCGGGGAACTCCTGCCCGTATATCGGAAGACCGCCCGCGCCGAAATAGGTCGCGAGCGTAGCCGGAGACGTAAGGGGAGAGGTGTCGTCGAAGACGTGGAAGGAACGGCTCGCGGTCAGCTTCCCGCCTTTCCGCGAGACGGTTCTCGATTCGAGGAGTTCGACCACCTGAACGCTCATGCGATACCTCCCTCGACTCCTCCGACCTTCCGGGCGATCTCCGCGACTAGCTCCGCGATCCTAGCCTGTAGCGCTTGCTGCTTCTCCGCGATCGTCCTCATAGCGGCGGACGCTCCGAGGTTCGCGACGGAGAACGAACCTCCGATGCTGGTCGAGACGGACTGCGTGAAGCTCGAAACGTCCCTGACTTCCCCGAGAACTTTCTTCCTTCCTTCCAGCTCGGTCTTCAGGTTCTCGACGATCGCCTCCTGCTCTTTCTTCCTCGCGTCCTCGCGTTCCTTGTTGTATTCGTCCATACGCTTCTGGGCGATCTCGTCGAGATCGTTCCTCGCTTTCGTCTCCGCCACGAGCTGGCGGGACCGGATGAGATCGTCCGCGGCGACGTCTCCGATCTCTTTCGCGATAGCCTTCCGCTCGCGGGCGATCTCGCGTAGCTCCTGCTCCAGTTCGAGCTGCCTGCGTACGAACTCGTCCTGCTCCCTCGCGATTCCCACCAGAGCCGCGTTGTCTTCCATCTCCGTATTCGCCTTCGCGAGCGCCTCGCGTTTCGCCGCGGCAGCTTTCTCCGCCTCTTCCGCTCGCTTGCGCTCGAACTCCGCTATCTCCGCTGCTCGCTTCGCCTGCTCTGATTCCCTCTTCGCCATCTCCGCCTTCACCGCGTTCTCCGCCTTCGCGATAATCAGGCGCTCCTGCGCGGCGACCATAGCCACCGCCTCTTGCGTAGCTCCCTCGGTTTCGAGCTGGTTGATTGACTGGCGTACGAGCGCGAGCTCCCGCTGCTTCGAGAGCTCGATCCTCGACAGCTCGTCCCTCTCCTGCTCGATCCGCAGGAGGCGGTCCGCGTCTCGCGCCATCGCCTTGAATGCGTTCCGGCGTTCGAGCTCCTCCACCTCTTTCTTCAGGGCTTCCGCTTCCGCCTTCGCTCCGCTGAACGCCTCGTATATCGCTCCGCCCAGACCGTAGGCTGCGCCCGCGACGGCTCCGAAGACTCCCGGCAGGGCGTTCAGGGCTCCCTCGATATCGCCCGTCGCCGCGGCGGTAGCGGCTGCGGCTCCGCCGATTCCGAGTCCGAGACGCTTCGCTCCACGACCTCCCTCGGTCATCCACCTGTCGAACTTCGCCCCGAGTCCAGCCTTCTCGACCGTCGACGCCATCGCCGCGGTCGACGAGGCGACGGTCTGCTCCGCCTGCTGCATCCCGGTCTGGAGAGGACCGATCGCCGCAGCGACGGATACGATGACTTCGGGGTTAGCCAAGGAGCCTCCGCATTTCGCGGTCCACCGCGGACCGCCCGGTATCAGACCCGCTCTCCGAGACGATGATATCGGAGACGCTTCGGAGGATCTCGACGAAGAGATCCAGAGGAAGGTCGAGCGGGTTCCCGAAGCCCGGAGCGTTACGAGCTATGAACGCGGCGGAGCCGAGCCAGTCGAAAGAGTTCAGCTCGTCGACGGACTCGGCTCGATAGGGTTCGCGGAGCTCTCTTTCGTCTCGTATCCGCAGAGAGCCTGTGCGGTCCGGGTCAGAACGTCGGGACGAAGGGCGTTCAGCTCCGCCTCCGGATCCGCCACACCGGACCGGACCAGAGCGGTACGGACCATCTCGGTCGCGATCGAGATGCGGTACGTCGCGAGGAGAAGCAGAGCCGTCGAGCCTTTCCGCTTCGAGTGTTCGCGGAGCTCTTCGAGCCTTCGGTCCGCGTCCGCGTTCGACGCTTCGAGGTCCGCGAGGAGAGCGCTCCGCTCTTCCTCGTACGCTCGATCGCAGAGCTGGATGAGATCCCGAACCGTCAGGAGCGGGACGCGAAGTCCCTCCCGTACTTCTACCGTCTTCATTTCACGAGCCTCCCTCTGTTCTCCGGATGCATTTCGTCGACCGATCCGAACGCGTGATACCGGCGACGGAGAGAGCAGTCGACGAGCCTCCGGGTCTTGTTCCTCCAGACCACGAGCTGCCTGACCCGTTCGAGAGCCTGCTCCTCCGAGAGATGCGGAGAGATCCCGATTCGGCTACGGGTCCCATCGGAGAACCGTAGCTCCGCGATCCAGTCGTCGGGAGTCAGGACCGTCGTAGGCCAGAGCCGCATCGGTTAGCTCTCGTCCCACGTCTCGGTCGGGATCGTCCCGTCGGAAATCGCGAAGTTGAACGAAAGAGCCGCGTCCCCGGTCTTCGTCGAGGTCGCGGCGATCTCCGAGATGACCGCGGTCAGGGTGTAGTAACAGGCGGTGCTCGCGCGAAGCGTAATCGAGGATCCGCCTTCGGTCTGGGATCCGACGCCGGGAGACGAGTTCGCTCCGTCCGTGATCATCGTTCCGCCCGCGGATCCGGAGACGTCCCAAATCCCGAGACGACGACGTCGACCGGAATCGGAATACCCGGTGACGTCGGAGACGTTTCGCGAGAAGGTCGCGTTCCACGTCGCGAACTGCGCCTGATGAGCGTTCGGGAAGACGATGCTCCCGTCATTTCCGGTCAGGTAGGTCGTTGGCATTGGTTAGGTCTCGTCCCACGTCTCGGTCGGAGCCGATCCGCCGGATAGCTGGAAGTTGAATGACACCGCCGCGTCTCCGGTCTTCGCGTTCGAGATCGCGATGTCGGAGACCACCGCGACGAAAGAGAGCGTGCAGTTCGTGTTCGCGCTCGTCGAACCGGTCGACGTTCCGCTCCCGCGGGCGTGAAGGTAAATGGTCGCTCCGTCGCTCGCCCAGTCCGTCGTGTTCGCGCCCGGACCCTTCGAGTCCGCGACGAGATATCCGCCCGCGGATCCGGAGACGTCGTGGACTCCGAGCCTTCGACGTCGAGCTCCGTCGCCGAACCCCGAGATGTCCGAGACGTTCCGCGAGAAGCTCGCGTTCCACACGTTGAACTGAGCGCCGTGGTTCGTCCCCAAAGCGACTCCGCCATCGTTTCCGGTCAGGTAGGTGGGCATAGGTTAGCTCGTACTCGTACGTGTTCCGATTCCGCGAAACCGGGAAAGGGTCCGGATCGCGTGCTCCTCGACCTCCGGGACCCCGCGAGTCTCGGATCGGAGCACGACCCTATCGTACCCGGTCGGAGAAAGGGTCGCGTTGTCGAGAAGGTTCGCGAGCGACTCGGACGCGGAGAGAGCCGCGGTCGCTCCCGCGGACGTCGGATGGTACTGCTCGAACTCGACGACGAACCGCTCGCGGCTCTGCTTGTTCGTCGCGAACACCGGCTCTATCTGGTGGTCCGCGACCCGGTATACGCAGAGCGGAAGAGCCGCGTCCTCGGGAGCCGCGTTCAGGTATACGCGAGCTCCGAGCGTCGAATACCACGACGTCACCGCGGTATCGACGATGGCGGAGTTCAGGGCTCGAAGGAAATCGTTCATCAGGTTCCTCTCGCCTTTCCGAGCCTCCGGGAGATCGAGTTGTAGATGTAGTCCGCGAAGACTCGTGGAGCGATCCTCTGGACATCGACGACCGCCGGAGCGATGTACGGACGCTTGTCGATACGGGTCGACCCGCCTCGTCCCGTAGTCCCTCCGTATTCGAGGATCCGGGCGTACGGGACTCGACCGCTTCCGATCGCCCATCCGATGACCCGAGCCATCCCGAACCTCTTCGGCTTGGCTTGCCAAGCGTTCCAGAGGCGACCGGTCTGGGTAGCCGGAGGTTCCCCGGGCTTCGAGCTTCTCGCCGGTTGACCCACGTACCAGTTCCCGCTTCCGGGCTTCCCGAGGTTGTCGCGGATTCCCTTCTGGATCCGGAGGATCAGATCCTCGGAAGCGTCCGAGCATCCCTCGACGATCGCGTCAACGATCTCCTGTCTCGGGAAGCTGTATCTCGCTCCTCCGTTCGGTCCGTTGGTCGCTCCCGTACTCATGTTCTCGGGAGGTCCTCTTCGAGCGAGGCGATTAGGTGGCGGAGCGGATCTCCGGCAGCTCGATCGTCGGGGATCCGAACCGCGTCGACGCGATAGGTTCGGGTCGCTCCGGAGACCGATACCTGTACGAGGTCGCCTTCGCGTAGGTCCGTCGACTCCGCGAGACAGTAGAGCGTCGCCGCGTACCTCGTGTTCATCCGACCGTAGCGGTCCGCGACTCCGCCCGCTCCCTGCTGGAGATACCCGGCGATGGTCGCGGTGGCGGTCGGAGCCGTCGTCGAGGCGACGACCGCTCCCGCTGTATCCCTCCCGGACGTCGGGCGTATCCGAGTCAGGCTCCGCCCGTAGGAGTCGATGAGCGAGGGGATGCTCATCGGATACGGGTCCTCGATCCGAGCCGCGTACGGATCGAGCTCTCGATCCGTCCGAGATCCGCGTTCGTGTAGGAGTAGTCCCCGAGCGATTCGCTCGCGACTCCCGCGTCCCGTTTCCGATCGCGATACAGACCCGCGGCAGCTTCGAGCGCGACCTGCTCGATGTCGTACGGGATCGGATCGTACCCGCCCGTGTAGTGGAGGAGTACGCTCCGCGGTTTCGCCTCGAACTCCGGTAGCCAATGGTCACTAGGCCACGAGTCCGAAATCAGGTGGATGATCCCCGCGTCGTAGTCCACCCGCGTATCGAGCGTCAGGTCCCACGCTCCCGTAAGGAAGGCGGTACTCCCGAGGACGTTGTATCCGCCCGCGGGATGCAGGAGCTGTACCGGTCCGTCGAAAAGGTTCGTGGCGTCGAACCCGGTGGTTCCGTCGATTGCGGTAGCCATCGCCGCGAGAGTCTTGTGGGAACCGAAAGAGAGCGAGGTCTGGTGCTTCTGTCCGTTCGAAGCGACCCGCAGGAGATGTACCTCGGTCGGAAGGACGTTGACCGTAAGAGCGATGCTCGTATCGCCCGACGCGGGACGTACCTCAATTGCGGTATTCGCTCCGACCGCGACGTATTCGAGGCGCGTAATCGGAGGGTTCCGAACCGAGATGCTCTTCGTACGTCCCGCGACGTCGCGCCACTCGTAGTATTCGCGGCTCTTCAGTTTCCTTCCGACGATCGCCTCGACCATCGCGCTCGCGCGGTCAATCGAGGCTTCTAGGATCGTCTCGTCGACGCTGACGGAAAGTCCGAGGTAGGTCTGGAGCTTCGCGAGAGTCGTGAGAGAGTTCGGGTCGACCGCCATAGGTCACCTCGCCCAATCGGGCTTTCCGTTCGAGACGTACTCGGAATGATACTGGTGCCGCGCGGCGAGCCTCGCGTCCGGCCACGAGACGACGACCTGCATATGTCCGATCCGGACTCGATTCGCCTGCCAGACCTTCCGTCCCGCCGCGGCGAACTGCTTCCAGAAATGGATGTCGTCGTCGACCCGTCCGTCGCGCCAGCTCCCGTCGGGAGCGGGTCGACCGCAGAACCAAGGTTTCGGGAGATCGCGGATCGCGGACGTACGGATGAGGGTCATTCCGAAGTGCGCGGTGGCTACTTGAAGAGCCTCGCTCTCGATCTCCTCCACCGTCAGGTTCGTTCGCGGCTCTCCCTTATCGTCGTTGCAGGTGATGAGTACGGTCTGCCGTTCTCGACCTACCTGCATCGCCGCGACCGCGTCGAGGTTCTTCCGAACCGCGAGACGGTACAGGGAGACGACGTCGTCTCGGTTGAATATCGAGTCGTAATCGACGGTCAGGATCCATTCGCAGGAGGGCTTCGCGATCGCGTCCTCCATCAGGCGTTCGAGGCATTGGCCCCAGAACGCTCCGGTGTGCTTCGTAAGGTTGATTCGGAGCGGGAGGAGAGCTCCGAAAGAGCAGAACATGTTCTCCGTCCAAGCGAGACGAGGCATCGAGATAAGAGCTTCGACGTTCGGAAGAGCCTCGATCGGCTCGACCTTCAGTCCTCGAACCCCGAGGTGAAGCTCGTCCGGTCCGCTCGTCCAGTTCGCGACCTCTTCGAGACCCGCCGCGCGAGCGAGCTCCGTAAGCTTCCCTCGGTTCCATATCGAGGCATGCTCTCCCGAGGCTCCGAGGAGTCGCCTCTCGACGTCGGGAGCGGTCCCGTTCCGGTAGGCATCCACGATCCTGTCGAAGTCCGGGACCGAGATCCGGAGCTCCCCGTTCGTACGGAGCTTCGACGCCCAGAGCCTGACCGCGTCGACCGCGGTCCCGCCCGGATATCGGATGACTTCGTCCCGAGCCTCGATCGAGTCGAGCGACCGATCCGCGAGCTTCGCGAGCTCGTCCTGTCCTGCCAGCTTGCTTGACTTCCCGTCCGCCGAAATCTCGAAAGGCATCCCTGTTTCCTCCACGCGCAACAGGCGAGCGTCCCGAGACGCTCGCCCGTTGCGGTGCGTTCGTGGAGAGATGCTATCAGGTCGCGAGGAAGTACCGCGAGCCCGCAGCCGCAGCCGAGATCGGAGCCTCTCCGGGGTTGTCGAGGACGCAGACCGCGGAGGTCGTGTTCGCCGACGTACCGCCGATGATCGCGAGGCGGAGATACCGCTTCTTGGCGCGGAGGTCGAGACCGAGGACCGCGTAGGAGTTGGTCACCGCCGTCGAGGTGTTCACCGTACCGGGGAGTCCCGAGGTAATCGGGAAGCCCGCGATCGCGGAGAAGCCCGTCGAGTCGGTGATATCGGAGTGTTGGATCGAGAGCGACGTCGGAACCGAGGTAGCAGTCGCGCAGAAGAGCGAGATGTGGAAGGTCGCGCAGTCGTAGCCGCGAGCGTCGACGACGTTTCCGACCGCGCCGGTTCCGCCGACGATGCTCTGGGATCCGATCGCGACGATGGACTTGACGTTCTGGGAGGGAATCATTTCAGGAGAGCCTTTCGTTCAAGTCCGGACCGGGAGCCATCTCCCGGTCCGGACGAGGAAGAGGGGTGCTTGGAAATCAGAGGTACAGGCCGACGATCGGACCCGAGTCCGTGGTGTCCCCGACGTTCGCGACCTTGATGTCGAACCGCTCGATACCGCGGATCGCGACCTCGTCCTGCTCGAAGGCGTTGAGCGCCGAATCCGAGAAGGCGATCGAGGTCTGCTTGCGGTCGCCGAAGTACGCAGCCATCGAGAGGTCGCCGAACAGGAGCGGGATCGAGGCAGCCGCGTACGCCTTCGGCATGACCTGAACGAACTCCACCGGATACCCGTAGAAGACCGGGTTCGTACCGCCTTCGCGGATCTCGCGAGCGGTGACGCCGCCCGCCGCGTACGCGAGACGCTCCATCACCTCGTGATAGAAGGTCTTGTGGCAGTACCACTTCGCCGAAGGCGAATCCGCGTACTGCGGAAGACGAGCGGGGAGAGCGAGGATGTCCGAGGTGACGATCCCGCTCGCGCCCGTCCACGCGGTGGCGGACGAGTCGAAGAGACCTTTGATGTTCCCGACCGTACCGTCGACCGCGAGGAGAGACTCCGCGACACCGACGATCCCCGAGTAGGTCTGCGTGCCGTCCCCGAGGAACCCGCACTGGTCTTCCTTCAGGGCGAAGGCGTACGCGATCTCGCGACCGATGTCGTCTCCGAGATTGACGAAGGCGTCCTCGTTCAGTTCGTTCGAGGCGGTCGTGAGCACCATAAACTTCTGAGCGACGAGGTTGACTTGGTCGAAGGTCTGCTGCGACTCCGTACCCGCGGCAGCTTCGCCCACCGCGTACGCGGTCAGGGTCGCCTTCCGTCGCGGGAGACTCTTCTTGTCGCTGCCCATCGGGACGTTCTTCGCGTTCCGACGGAAGACACCGTACTGCTCGCGGAGCGAAATCAGAGCCGTCTCGAACTCCTCGGGGACGAGGAACCCGCCCGCGGAGTTGACGTTCTCCTGATGTCCCTTGACGGAGATCCCGTTCGAGGCGCACCAGTCGATGCTCTTCTGGTGGTTCCGAGCCGCGGCGACGAAGCGACCGAAGCGGTACGCGAGCTCATCGTTCTTGAAATACTTGGAGCGACCGTCGACGCGGAGCGGGCTCGAAACCGAGACGCGCGGGGTCGCGACCGCCTTGATCTCCGACGCGATCGCCTCGCGTACCGCGAGACGGAGGCTCGTCTCGGGAGCGGGCTCTTCCGCGGGCTTCGGAGCTGCGGTATCCGTCTCCATCGCCGGAGCGAGCTTGACTTCGTAGGAGAGCTGCTCGGGAGCGAGGACCGAGCCGGACTCGTCGGTGACCACGACGCCTTCGAGGTACAGGGCCTTCGCCTTGACGAAACCGGACGCGCCGGTCTGGTTGGCGATGTTCTGGAGGTTCTTCTGAACCTCCGCGAAAGTCTTGAACTGCATTGGATTGGTTTCCGAAAGGTTCTAGGGGAGGAAGCTACGCGCGCCCCTACACCGTTTCGGCGAAACCGCCACACGTCCGAGCCGGGCTTCCCTGACTATACCACGAGCTTTCCGCTCGCCTTCGCGATTTCCTCGCGGGCGATACGAGAGACCTCGTTCGTCCCGATACGAGGGACCACTATCGAGATCGTCCGGCGCTCGACAGCGGGCGAGCTTGGCACGACGACGGATCCGAACTTCTCCGCGGCGGACCTGCTGACGAAACCCTTCCGAACCGCCGTGATAAGAGCGTCCTGATTCGCCGGTATCGACACCACCGATACTTCGAGGAGCTTCCATTTCGAGAAGACGCGACGTACTCCGGGTCCGTACCTTTCGACGTCTCCCTTGCTCGCGATCCGCGGGCTTCCGTCCATCGGCATGAATCCGATGGACACCGCCTTCAGGACGTTCGCCGCGACGAGACCTCGAACGTAATCCGGGAACCAATCTCCCTCGTACTCGTCCGGACGGGGAGCGAATACAAACTCCGCCTCGATCGCGGACTCTCCGCGACGGAGGGAGATCGCTCGTCCGATCGGCTGCGCGGGGTCGTGGTTCCAGAGCATGACCGGGTTACGCTCGAAGTCCTTCGAGTTCATCCCCTGCGGAACCATTACCTCTCCGTCTCGGTCGACCGAGTCCGTCGAGATCGTTGCCTTGAACGTCGAACCGGAGACCTGTCCGGTCGCTTGGAAGTCCTTGCGATTCACTCGCTTTCCTCCGTTAGAACGGGCGAGAGCGTACATCGGCAGTTCGGGTGAAGAGGCGGACCGGAGACCGCGTCGTAATCCACGACGAACGTCTTCCCGTCCGCCGCGGTGACGCTATCTCCGACCTGAAGGAAGTCCTGCTCGATACCCTTCGACTCTCCTCGATCCGAGATGGTCTGGCAGAACGGGCAAGCGTTAGGAGCCGCCATCCATCGCTTCCCGCGTACGACCGAGCTCTGCTTCCAAGCCTCGACCGTACCTCGGT